CTTGATTGTTGTAAACCCACCACCATTCTTTCTAGCCTTGACCTCACAGTTGAGTCCACCTATCAAATCTACCTGAACATCATGTGGAAAACCTGCCAAGGCACCAGACAATGGCTGTCTCCTTGCATTGATATCCATAGATTGGAATAGCTTTACTACTTTGTTTTCTACTCTTGTACCTTTACGTTTGGCTGAACTTGTCATGCGAATATATCAAAATCCGTGTTCGCAACTGCTTGTTTGAACTTTGGATTATGCCCCCTTGTTAATTGTTTATGTTCTCCACCACCAAGAACCAGATACATATACGCATCCCCAACGTGTGAGTGCTCATTCTTGTTTGGTGTATCTCTATATCGTTCACCACCAGATATCTGTACCCTCTTGAAGTGATACCCACCTGACAATGCTTTGCGTAAACGCTGACATCTCTTGTCAACAAGTAGACCAGGTTTACCTTCAATCAGTCGGTTCATTGGCATAGCTCCTGCCTCACGCCTGACTCTGAAGTCGTTGCTGTGTGTTGGTCGTGCTAACAAACCTATTGACTTGAGATGGTCAAAGGCAGTTACTTCATAGATCTGATCTCTCTGCATACCAGCGGGATCACCCCATACCAACACTTCATACTTGGGAAACTTAGATGCTAGTTCTGATCTAAGCATAGAACCAAATCTCTCTAAACCCATATCAAAGGTAACTAACTCGTGATAGATATGCCATGTACCATTCCTCATCTTCTGCCCAAAGATAGCTGCAGGTGTCAAACCAAAGTCAACACCCACTTGTATAGGTACAGAAGGATCAGGCTCTAGTAGATCTGCAGCCATAAGATTATCGTCATACTCATTCATTACAGGTTTACCTTCTTGAACGTAGGTATACAATCCCTGTGCATAACATCTTATCCAGTCTGTGTTCTTACCAAGTAGCGTTTGTTCATAGTACCCGGTGGGCAGGTTGGTTTTGTTTTCTGCGAATGGGTTAGTTGCCCACCAGGTATTTGCTGAGAACACAAAGCCATTTGCCTCTGGGTTCTCTGGCAACTCTTCTGCATCACATTCTTCTACAGCACCAGGCTGTCTGAAGAAGGACCATTTATACTTACCTCTCATCTTTTCTTTTTCTGCTAGTCGGTACCACCAATGGTCATCATCCATAGGGTTGGTGTCCATGATGATACCACGCCAAGGATTGGCACCACCATCAGATAGTGTAGGATACCTACCTACCCTGTGTGTCAATCCATCTATAACTGCCTTGGGAAGTTCCCTCGCCTCGTTCACCCATGCACCTGTCAACTCCATGGATAAAAGTTTTCGCACATCTTTCGGTTGATCCAAAGCGAGGAATATGACTTCACAGTCTATACCTGGGGCGTTGTCTCTTGACGGAAGTTTTATGTGATGTGTCAATGGAGGAGACCAACGGAAAGCGTACGACTTGCCACTACCCACAGGTCCCATGATACCTCGTACAAATGATTTATCTTGCAAGAACTTCCATACCATAGGTGAGGTAGAAAAGTCTAGTTTCAGATTTGTTATGGCGTTACTCATGTTCCTCCAAGAACTCTATAATACTATTTATTCTTTCTTCACTTGCTAATGACTTTCCCAAGGTTAAGTCTTTGTAGCTACTTTCCTTCATCCCCATCATGTGTGCCATCAATTTTACTGATAGTGTTTTCTTTACCATCAAGTTCATTATCTTTCTCTGTTCTGGTTTCGTCAGTTTTCTCACTATACGCAACATCTTCTACTTCGCTTTCTATTATTGTACCAGGTCCTTGCATTACTATACCAACTACAGAAGGCTTGTCCATATCATCTTGCTTTTCTAACATACCTGTTGCTTTGGCAAGAGTTCTCAGGACTGATACCTTATCGTGTAGTTCCACTTCTAGTTGGGGACCTTCTTTGGTCGGTGTCATTTTTATTTTCTTGATTGCTTTGATTGCTTTGTTAGATATCTCATCAGGACTTTTGACACGAACATATCCAGTAGAATCCCAGTCTAGTATCTCATCAATACTTGCTGTGGCAATATCAACCAGTTCTTGAGCTACTGCATCTTTACTATGGTCTAATATCTCAGACTTCTGGATACGTTTCTGTACCACCCTTACACCACCAAACCTATCTAAAGGTGGTCGTGCAACTCTTTTTTTAGAAAGGGATCTCGTCATCAAAACTTTCCTCTTTAGAATTAGGTGTATTACCCCATGCTCTAAAGAAACCAACTATATCGCCTTTGTTGTATTTTGATGCGTCATCTATCTTCTGATATATCTTAATATCAATCGCACCTTTGATTGGTTCTCTGGTCTTGGTTGTATCATCCCAGTTAGAACCCTCCCATACTTCAATAATGTAATCACCTTCGTTCATGGTAATCGGTTTCATTAGTTTAAAGCTACGATTGCTGTGTGTAGGTCCACTCATAATATTTCCTCTCATATCTATATTTTAGATATAGTATAACAGTTTCTGAAAAAATTGCAAAAAAATTGTGTAACTAGGACGTGTATATATATTTATGGTGGGGGGGCAAGGGGTCGTTCTACAATATTTATTGGTACTGGGGCAAGTTTTAAAAATAACCTTTTTCTTTTTCTATTCTTTATATATATATACTCTCTCACCCCACGCAAAAATAATTAACATTTTTTTATTTTAGGGGTTGACAATGTGATTATATTGTATATACTGGGGATATATTTAATTAATAGAAAGGTAAATATAACATGACTAGAAAACATTATATAATGATTGCTAAAATCTTAAGAGATCATAAGCTTTCTGGCTTTAACTCTACTGATCAATTGGTATTAGATTTTTGTGCTATGCTTAAAATGGATAATAGAAACTTTAATGCACAAAAGTTTATTGATGCTGTTAATAAATCTAACTAGTATATATAATAGTTAATATATATAGTTATATACAACCTCTAGAGGTCATATATCACATAACTTCTAGAGGTCATATAAACCAAGAAAGGAAATAAAATGAGTTATAAAAAACAAATTACCAAAGCAGAATATGAAATGAATTTGAGAGATTTAAGCGATACTCTCGCAGACTTCTTGCTAGAACCCAATTATTACATATCGCAGAATATTGAGAACCTAATATATAATATCTCACATATTGTAAATGGCAATCAATCTTGGGATACTGATGATTATAA